CTGATAAATTACATTGTGAATTACTTACAATATTACCTTTAGAATCAATAAATTGTTTTGTAAAGAAAGCATGTTTAGTTGTATTATTTCCTTTAATAAAAAGTACACTTTCTATCTCTTTTATAATTTCGGATATATTTTTTGCATTATACAATGCTAAAGTACTTTTACTTTGTACTCTTATATATTTTGCATAAAAAGGAATTGCAAACCATGTATCATTTAGCAAATTTACACTATTCAATAATACTCCACCAAAGTTTTTATTTTCATCATACCAAACGACATTTGGGTTAGTTCCCGACATTGAACCATTATATATAAGGTTTGTTATATTTTCGGTATCTATATAATCAGTCAAAATTGATGCCGGATTTTCTATATATTTGCCATTTGAACCTATATAACCATCGCCCGTAACTCCTAAATCAAATTTTTCGCCTCTTACGGTTGTTTTAGTTCCTAATTCATTTACCAATGAATATATATTTTTTATAATATCGTTCATTGATAAAACATTACATAATTCCAAATTACTTATTGCGCTTTGAACTCTTATGTATTTTATAGAATCATCTAATAATATTGGATAATTTTTTCTGTTTTTACCGTTACCTACAATTATAGTACCTATAAATTTTTTTTCTGCGTCATATCCAATAACATTTGGATTACTACCATTCATTAACCCCGTGTATAAAAATGCTTTTATTGCGTCCGTTTCTATATAATCAGACAATAAAGAATTTGGATTTTCTATATAATTGCCTATTGAATTAATATAGCCGCTTGTTGTATTAAAAGATACTCTACTACCCAAAAATAGACTATTCATTCCTAAAATTCCAATTTGTTCATTTAGTGACTGAATTAAATCCATTGATGCTATATCAAAATTTACTCTTTTCCATTCATTTGTTTTATTTACAAAAATGGCACATTCGTTAAATATCTTTTCTCCATTAAAATTACTATATGTACCATTTTTTATTGCAATCCAAAAAACGTTTTGGTCGGGCGTTCCGGGATTTGTATCCGGTGTTGCAATACCTGCAAATGTTGCGTTACTTCCAACCGTTGAAATAATAGACAATAAAGCATTTTGCAATATTGCCCCGGTAATCTCTTGGTTCCCGTTTGCCTTGATAACAGACGCAACGGCGGCTTTTAATTCTTCGTAATTTCCCATACTGATAAAAATTTAAACTACATCATTGTTATTAAAGTCATTATTAAAGTCTTTATTGTAATCGCCCCCGGTCGTTGGAATAACGCCCCGTCCGATTTTCTTAACCACGGTTGCGCATTCAAATTCACATTCGACGGACGCCAAATTGCCTTGTGTTTGCCATTTGGGGGTAATTAAAAACGTGTCGCAATCGTATTTCCTGCCTTGACTATATACCGTTACAAAATCACTCATACGGATTAACCGCATTACGTCGCAAAGGTATTCGGGGGCTAAAAAGACAAACCGAAACGTTTTTTCCGATATTTGTTTTTCCGGGAAAAAATACCCGTCCCGTTCTTCGCCCTCTTCCTCAAACTTGTATTCCGGCTTTCCTAACTCCGAACACACGTAAACCCGGTTTTTGAATTGGACGCCCTCGTAAACGATTTGTCCGCCGTCAACTTCCATATTGGCGGCGTCGCTCCATTCAACGCACAAATAACCGTCCATTCCGCCGGAAATCCACGTAAATACATCGGAATAATACCATTGTACGCCGTCGTTAATTCCAATCATATAACGCCCCTCCGGGAAATCTAAAGCCATTGGCAACAAACCGGGGTAAACAATAACATCATAACCGTAATTTGCAAACCGGACAATCTGCAATCCGGTTTCCAACATCGGCGTTGTTATGTCCGCCAATATCCGGGTAAATTTATAATCATACAACCGAACCGATACAATGTTATTTGAACGGGTCGGGCGTATGATTTGAAACGGCAATAGTTTATTGATAGGCGTAAACAACGGGTAAACGTCGCCATACGCATACGATTTTTTATAATCTTGGTATTGCACGCCCTCGTAAAACGGCAATACGGACAAATTATTATTCGGTGTCATACTTCAAAGTTGTTTTAATTGAACGACTGCACAAATTTACGCTTAATTTATCAACTTGACCGTTACCGATATACGTTTTTATTAGTTGCATCGGGTTGGGGTCGTCATTTGCCGGAAAACTAAACGTTTGTTTCTTCTTTCTCTCAATACCGTATGCGTAAACCTCGGAACCGTTTATTGATACACGACGGGCGGGCAAATCATATAACCAATACGGCGATTGCAGATTAATAAACGCCAAATATCCGTTTTGCAAAAAGTATTCGACGCCGTTAATTGTTTGGCGGGTAAATGGTAATATCCATTGTGACCCGGACGTTGGCGGAACGGCGGCAAACAAGGCGAACCCGTCGGAACTCATGTTGCCGGGGTTTAATAACATCATATCAATATCGGACGTGAAATTTGATATATTAATTTCCTCAACCTTTCCCGGCGTTACATACTTACTAATTACTTGTATCGGCAATCCCTCAAAAGCCGCCGTAACGTCGTCCATCCATTCAAATTGGTAACGTTCCGGCAAATCGACCTTATCAAACGAATATTCCGACGTGTTGAACGCCCACGGTTTCCCGTTGCGCAAATTTAATTCCTTTGTCAAATCGTGGCTTAATATAGCCCCGCCGGAATAGGAACCGCCATTGCGGAAATATTGGATATGCTCAATTTTAAATTTGCCGTCCTCAATGAACCAATAACATTTGAAACAATCCCGTAACATATTGGTAAATTGTTGTAAGGTTGTCGGGGCTTTTTGTGCGGGTTGCTGATATTCCCCGTTTATAATATTGGTTTTCTGTGATACAAGCAAACGGAAATTCAACCCGGATATTGGGTTGTTTCCGCTGTATAAAAATTGGCTGTATTCCGCCGTGGCTGCGTGGGTAATACCGGGCGCAATCTGATTGAGCAAAACAGATATACAAGACGCAACCGGGAACGCATCCCGCAAAGTATATGCTTTTCGGGCTTTTTCCTCTAATATCCAATCCATCAAATAAAACCCAAACCACAACGACGCATAACGCCACGTTGACCGGGCGATTGGATAAAAGGTTTGCCCGTATATGGAATAAGGCGGCGCAAAATACTTTCCGTTGTCGGCTAATCCCCACTCGGTCGGCGTATCTGAAAAGTTATTCGATATAAACGCCACGTCGATTGCGTAACCAATTGCACGCCTATAATTACGGTTATTATCCATTATATCATCGGCGGGCAATGGATATGTATTAAGGTCGTCGATTTTCTCCACGTCGCACAAATACCGGGCATATATATTATAACTTTTCATATCGGCGTGCATTGTTCCGGTTGCCCCGGAACCCTCAACGGCGGTTAAATCAAATTCCAACGTATCAAACGGTTCCTGCGTTACCTTTTGATAACGAAACATTACCGTATCGTCGGATTGTTTCCGTATTTCAACTACAGCAATACCAAACGGCAACCCCCCGTTTATTCGTTGTTGTGAAATATAGATATAATAATTAACATTCAATTCCGGGTATAATTTCCCCTCGAATACGTCCGCACTTGCACCCGTCGCCATTCGTCCGGTATAAAGCCCGGATATTACCGCCGGGGAACCGTTGGACGTAATTTGTATTTCTTTCAATATATTGCACAAAGCAAAATGATAGGTTTGTACTAATGCGTTTTGGTCGGTCGTGGCGTTTGCGTCTTGTTCCCAATTCGTACCGCCCAAAAAACAAGAAACAACACTATCCCCCGGAACGTATATTTGAATTAATGGACGCTTGTTTATCGTTATCCGTTGGATTGTCGGGGCTAACGTTATTAAATTGTATTCCTTTTCCAATCCCGCCAACACGTCGTTATAATCGTCGATTGCGTCCGGTTGTACAACAACCTTTTTATCGTAATCCGTAAACGTACAATCGGTTTTCATAAACTTGCCTTGAAAGTATTGGAACCATGTACGCCCGCCGTCGTCGCTCTTTTCAATGCAATACAAAAATTCATTGTCGAACGATTGACGGTTTATATAGTCGTAATCATCCCGGACAAAGGTAATTTTGCCGGATAATTTGGCACGATAAAACCGTTGGTTGGTTTCTAATTCGTACTCCTTTGCCAAATCGTCCTTATAAATCGGATGCACGGTTTGACCTTGTAAGACGTTCGGGGCGTCCAACGTTCCCAATCTCAACCATGCCGTCCCGTTGGCGTATTGCGCTTTGCTTACATTAAACCGGATATATGCGGCATTGCTTGGTATGTCAAATTCCGTATTTGTGGCGGTCGGGTCGCTTCCCCAACCGCCGATAATCTTTTTATTGCTATCGTAAAATGCGCCCCCGGCTTGCGGGGTGTAATTCTGAAACAATTTGCGGGGGTACACATTCCCAACCGGGACAAAAGTACGGGTATAATAGAAATTTGTATTATTCCCGTTTATGTTCCCGGTTGTGTTACTTATCGCCCCGTTCGCTAAAAACGCATTTACAAATGAATGTCTATAAATCGGGTTCATATCAATTTTTAATTTTACGTGTCAAATTCTTGTAAACCTCAATAACATTGCCGTTGCCATCGACGTAACGACGGCGGCGGTTTTGTTCCTTAATCTCCCTTACATCGTCTTTTAAATCCCGCAAATCCGGTGCGTTATTTTGTTGAACCGTTACATTAACGCCGTCGGTATTGTAGGCATTAAGGTACTTTTGGGGGAATGTTCCCCGGTTCAAACTATTTATTACGTCCGGGATTAAACGACGGAAACGGCGGGAATTACGTTTATTGATAACGGCGAAAAATTCCCCGCCCTCGGCACGCCTCCGGGTTCCGTCCGGCTTGGTTCCTAAATCCACATCGTCCCCGGATTGGTGGGAACCGCCCGCCAACAATTCAACCGTACCATCGCCGTAACTTTCCGAACCCCCGGCGTTGGCTGATTTGGATAATTGGGCGGCTTTGATTTTGGCGGCGGCAAAGGAACCCCACATTATAGCAATTGCCGGGATTGCAAACGGGAACCCCAATTGCGACCAAATCAAAGCGGACGCCGTTACAAGGTTTCCAATTTGTTGTATCGTTTGTATTGCCGCCTGTGCTTTCTGTGCCTTTTGTTGCTCCTTTAGGGCTTTTTCTTGGTTCTTTTTGGCTTGGTCTAATTCCTTTTGTGCCATTGCAACGTTATTGGCGTAACCGTTCGCCCGTGCCTCTAATTCCGCATCTAATCGGCGTTGGCTTGCGTCAACCTCTTTGTCGGCGGCGGAAACGGCGGCGTCGGCGGCTTGTACTTTTGCATCCAAAAAACTATTTAATTGCTCAATAGCAAAGGAAACGGACGTACTTATTGCCTCCTTTTGGTCGTCGTCCAAATTCAGCCCAAACAATCCGTATATGTCGTTACCCCGTTCGTCGCCTTTGCTTTTCTCAATTTCTTGGTCGATTTTCGCAATGGTATTTTCGATTGTCTTAACCTCGGCATCCGTCATTTTAACCCCGGCGGCTTTGTTCAACTCTAAAATCTTTTGCAACCGTGCCTTTTCTTGCGCTAACCGGAACCGGGTTTTGCGTTCCTCGGAATTGCGGATTAAATCAAACTCGGACGCCTCCAACGCTTGTGTTTGGTCGAATAGCATTAACGCCCGTTGTTGGTTTAACTCGGTCGTTTGCTTCAATACCTCGGCATCATATTTGGCGTTAATATCCGCTTCGGATTGGCGCACGTCCTCGGCTAATTGCCTATTTTGTGCCAATTCGATTGCCCGTTGTTGCTGTAACAACTGAATACGCAAATTTATTTCCTCCTGCGAACCCTCACGGGCGGCGTCTAATTGTAATTGCGTCCGGTCGGCGGCGGCTTGCATTTGGTCTATTGTAATTTGGTCGTTCAATTCGCCCAAACTCTTTGCGTATTGTTGTTGCAAAAGTAATTGTTGGTTAAGCAATTCGGCAACTTGCGTTTCAGTTAATCCCCGCTCGGTTTCTAACCGGGTGTTAATGTCCTGTATTTGCCTTTCATACTCAACCCGCAATTGTTCCCGTTGCTTTTCCGCCCCCTCTGCCATCAATGCAATTTGGGCGTCCTGCGTTGCCCGTTGTGCGGACAATTCCGCCGCCCGTTGTTGGTTGGCAATATCTACCATATCAACCGCCAATTGTTCCCGTAATAAAACAATTTGGTCGTTTAACGCTTTGCGTGCCTTAACCGTTAAATTGGTTTCCGTCCTCAACTGCAATTGTATGTCGGCAATCGCACGGGCGTTGGCGGCTTGGCGTTGCGCCCGTTGTTGGTCGAATGAATTTTTAATTAAGGCAATCCGGGCGTCCTCGGCTTTGCGCAATATATCCGTTTCCGCTTTGGCGGCGTTCCGGTTTTCGTTTGCTCTTTGGGCGGCTTGTATTTTCCTTTCGGCGTCCAAATCCGCCCCCTCGGTTTTTAGATTAACGGCAATGTCAACCGCCCGCCCGGTATTATCTATTTGACCCTGTACGGCTTCAATTGCTTCATCAACCTTGACTTTATCAATTTTACCGTCTAAATCAACATCAATATAAACTTTCTTATCCCCACGGGCTTTGGCGTTATTCAACTGCAATAACATATCGTTTAATTGCTTCAACTTTGCCCGGTTTGCCTCCAAATCGTTTAATTCTTGACCGTAAAAACCAACGCTTTTATTATGCGCCTTTGTGCGCTCGGCTAATATTTCGTCCTCAATCTTTCGGGTTTCAGACAATGAAGCGTTACGGGCTTTAGCAATGTTTAATTCCCGGTTCAATTGGGCGACACGTTCGTTGCTAACCCGGTTCATTTCGGTTGCCTCGGTTTCCAAATAATCCAACCACGCCTTTTGCGCCTCGTTAAGTTTTTGTTGGTTCTTTGCCGATTTATCGGTATTAGATGCAAACAGAACTAAAGCCCCCACAACCGTAACCAATGCCAACGCCAAAAGAACATACGGATTTGCGGCGGCAATCAGATTGAAAGCCTTTTGCGCAATTGTAGCCGCCAATGTTGCCTTTGTTCCCTGCATGGTAACAAGGCGGTTATAAACTTGCGCTTTGCTCAATGCCGCCATTTGTAGCCGGGAAATACCCAACATAATTGCGGATTGTTTTTGTACTGCGTTTTGTATGGCTTGCACCCCGGTTGTAATGGCTATTGCTGCCTGTAACTTCTTTTGCGCTTCTTGTACGTCTTCACTTTCCGCCCCGAACAATTCCATTGCCCCGGTAAATGCGGCGAACCCACCGGACGCACCAGCCGCCAAACCTAATACGGCATCCAAATTGGACGTATCGGACGCCATGCGGGTAATTTCATCGGTCGCATCCTTAACCGCATCTCGTAACATTGCGGTTTCTTTGCTCAATTGCTGATATTCGGCGGTTCCTTGTTTGCCCTCCAATCGTAACAATGCTAATTGCTTCGTTTGGTTCTCTATTTGGGTCGTCAACCCTTTTGCGGCGTCGGAATAGTTACCCACGTTTAACGACGTTTTCCCGGTCGCTTCCTGCAACCGTTTCATTTCCTCGTAAATCGCTTTTGTTTCGGCAACCAATTTGCGCCCCTCTTCGGTCGCCTCCCTTTCCTCAACCGTCATGTTATTGAGGTATATTTTATTAATTGAGTATTGAGCGGATAAACGATTATATGAACCCTCGGCGGACTGATTTAACCGGGTCGTTAATTTGTTCAACTCGTTTGCCTCCTTTTGGGCTTGCTTCAATTCCGCCAATCGCTTTGCGTTCTCGCTTTCCGCAAATGCCAAATCCCGTGCCGCCCGTGTCAATTTGTCGGTATCGTTCGACGCCCCCCGGATTGTCTTACGTCCGTTTTCGGTCGCCCCGCTTACGCCCTCCAATGCAGCCTTAACCGTTATTGCTTCCGACTTGATATTTTGCAACGTATTCATATATGCGTCGCTTAATTGGTCTAATTGCGCAATCAACTTTGTAATACTATCGTCGGGCTTTACAAGGTCGCTATATTTTATTGGGTTGTTATTATCTGCCATACTTAACGTTATTTGCGGGCAATTTGCCCCATATTAAATTATCTTTTCTTTTCCATGTAGTTAATCGACCAAAGAAAAACAACGCCGCAAATCGCCTTATTTGACGCCGTTTTTATTTTTGGTTGGTTTCAACAACTCCTTTATCCGCTCAAATGCGTTGTAATACTCTAAAACGGTGTATTTCTTTGGCTCCGGCACGTGCAAATGTTGGGATATGGTTAAACACATATTTTCAAACTGTTTATCGTACTGAATTTCCATGTTATCGGAACCACTAAAAACAACCGGGCGATTGTACAACAACAACATCGTCGTTATTTTATCAATTTCCGCCCGTTTGTCCTCTGTATCGCCGTTTATAATCGCATCCAACATTAGCATTGTGCGGTTGCGCAATTCGTCGTAATACTCTTTAACCGTCGCATCGTCGAACAACCGGGGGAAATACATTTGCAATTCTTCATCTATTTTTTTTTTGACCGCTTCCATTTGGGCGGTCAACTCTTTAACGGGAACATCGCCGAACATATCGACGACCTTTTGCAATCCATCGTCGGATAAATCGTTGTACGGTTCCCCGTCGATTGATTTAACCAAGACGGCAAACGCCAAATGCTTTGGGCTTATTCCGGTTTGAATGAAATACACGTTTTGCCGCATATTATCCAATTCGATTGCCGCCAATTCGGGGGTTTTACTCCGGGCGTATCTTATCGCCTTTTCAATATGCGTGTCGAAATCCTGCAAATCGGAACCAATCCCGGCATCAACTAACAACATTTTGTTGTACTTATGAAATCGCAACATCGGCAATTCGTCGATTGCGTCGTATATCTCAACGGTTCGTTCTCCTATCTTAACGGTTTTCATAGCAAAAAACGGGTTATCATTGTGGAACAAAAGGGAACCAACAACAACGTCGGGTTCCCGGTGCATATAGCAAACAGGACGGACAAAACGACCCCCGCCCACCATGATAAGCAAAAGCCGCAATTGAACATCTTAACAAAAAAGTCGTTGCCGTGAACTTGGACGTACTCAATAACGCCCCACTTTTTTAACAGGGTCAACAGGAACGCCGCCACGGTTGCCACGACCAAAACCCAAATAATGAAAGTTACCATATCGTTAAATGTTACAAGGTTGATTAACTGACAATACACCCTCAAAGCGAAAACCGCCGAACGGGTGCATTAAAAATTGATTATCTATTTCGTCCAACGTAAACCCACGGTACACGTTTTCCGCCAACTCATAAATCCGGTTTATTACAATCGTCCCGTCTTTCAGCCAAAAACCGCCATTTAGGACGGTCAATATTTCGTTCTTCAATGCCTCGGTATTCCGGTTGTTGAGTTGACCGGGGTAAACCTTGCGCAAATCGAACCAAACAATAAGGGAAAACGGGGCTTTAATCTCGCTTTGCTCTTTGGGAACCCAACCGACCGTTTGCGGGTCGTCTATCCAAAAGAACGAAAAATTGCCAATATTGGCATCCGGGGAAACGTCGATATAATCATTGTCGCCTCTCCATTCCGTCCCGCCCGCATATACGTTCGGGGTATAATAGCGTTTGCCCTGTATCACTTTGGCGATACGTTGCGCCCGCCCAAATGCGACGTCCAACCAATCGACGTTATCCATTAACCCGGTTTGTATGTTCCCCAAAACCCGGTCGATTAAAACCGGGTTGGGAATTATAGGGGTTGTTCTCTTATTCGTTGCCATATAATACGTTTTTTGCTTTCTTCATTAAGTCCGGGAATATATATTGCCAAATCAACGCCGCAATATTTTCGTCCGTCAATCCCAATATTTGCCGCCCGTACTTTTTTATTAAGTCCTCCGTTTTGAAATCCGACGCTTTTATTTCAAACTGTTTGTCGCCGACTTCCAAAAAAAACGACGCTTCAAAATCCCCGGTATCCCGTAACGTTACCCGGTTTGTCGGTTGTCCCTTTTCCTCCTTTATGGCTATCGTCAACGGCGAATACGGGGCGTAATCCATAATATCCACGCCCAAACGGTTAATACCTTGTTCAAACAATTGTTCCTCGGCATTCATATCAACAATATAGGCGTCATTGTCCCAAATGATTTGTTGAATGTATGCGCCGGACGATAACCCGTTGTTGAACGTGGCAACCCGGTTGCGTAAATCCTGTATTGACTTTAACCCCGCCATAATCTTACGTTGTCCGGTATTTTACACCGTGGTTATTACAAGTAAGGCAAATACGGTCGATACCCTGCGTATCCAACCGCAACGCCTCGTATGCTTTTTTAAGGTCATAACCCAAACCGCCGGGGCGACCCTCAACGTTGCCGTCCAATTCGTAAAGAATTTCCAACCGGGTTGCGTTTACTTGGTTCCGGTTTACCTTAACATCGGGGTTCATTGCCAACGTGCGCAACATGATTGCGGCGACCTGTCGTTGGATAACCGTTTGGAAAATTTGCCTTTCCTTAATGATAAAATCCGTTAGGTCGCAACCAACGGTTATTTCGCAATTCAACCCGTAATTCTGCGTATTGGTGTACATCGTCAACGCAATATCCCACAACTCCGGGTATTCGTCGAATGTTTCCGGGGCGTTCATCATAAACGGGGATACCTGTAAATACTTGGTTATTTCCCGCCAACGCTCCAAATCAACGTAACCCGTACACGTCCCGCACGGCTCCCGGCTCCAATCCTTTGTCATGTTAATTGCCTGCATCCCGGCGGGCAAATCGTTTTGGTTGTAACAAAGGAACCACGACCCCCCGGCGTTGTTTCCGGTACTGATATACGGTAAATAACAATCTTTCAACGGGAACCATTGAAAACCGCCGTTTGTCTGCGTAAAATTCAAATCAAACGTCTTTATCGGGTCAATTTGGGACGAATGGAAAAGATACATACGAACAACCCCGGTTGCGCCCGTCATTTGCAACCCGATTTGTTCGATTTTCATTGTTACGCCCATAGAACGAACCGGGACAATTTCAAACCCGACTAATTTATGATTATTCGGCAACGTCGCCCGGATACGTCCCGCACCGTCAAAGAACGTGCGCCGTTCCAACAGGTTCTTTGTTTCCTTATCCAATCCCTTTATTTGCGTGAATGTTTGTACCATTTGCGCAATACCGTTACGGGTCAATCGCTCCAAATAATCGGAAATGAAATTGTACGGTTGCCAATATGGGTTGCCGTAATCGTCGTTAAAATCGCTTTCGGTCGGTTCCTCGTTTTGGTTGTCCCGTGCGGCAATCCAAACTTTGTTGTTGTGGCGAACCTTTGCCCCGGCTTTATATTCCGGTATCATATTCCAAACCGGATATTGAAAAACGAAATCATCCGGGACGATTGCCCGGACATTATCCAAAGTAACAAGGGGGTGCGCACCTTGAAACGTCAAACCGCTTTCCGTCTGCGTTAATTTGTCGTCTATCGCCTTTGCCGGGTCGTATGATTGTTCCCACCCGACGACGTGCAATAATGCGTCCTGTATTTCTTGTAATCTGTACATCTGCGTTTGAAATAAATAAGGGGGCGGGGATAACCACCCCGTCCCCTCGGTTTAACAATTCGTTAGGCTCCGGCGTTATTCGCTCCCAGCACCTCCGGCGGGAAATTCCGCTGCGTTGGTTACATATACGGGCATTCCTAACGGTTCGTTCGGATTGCGTGCTGCAATCTCGGCTTTGATAATCGGATTTGCCACGGTGTTCGGCTTGCTGTTATATGCTACCATGTAGGCAACATCAACACTAAATCCGAAATACTCCTTAACCGCACACGTCAAATCGGCGGTTGCGTCGCCCATAATCGCCGATTGGTCGCCCACGGCGGTATAATAATGCGAACCAACGGGCAAATCAATGTACGGCAATCGTACAATGTCCCATTCGTGGAAATTCGCACGGGTACGGCGGTACGCTTCACGGTCAACACGGGTTAAGATACCAACGTTTCCATCGGCAACGGCAAACATTGTTCCCATTTTACCCGCTTCGTCTGTTACGTTGTTAGTATAATGCAATACTTTGTTGTCGTATTCCATGCGCTTATTAACGTCGTTGTAAACGCCATGTTGCGCCAACTTGCGGATTAGGCTATCAACCCCCGCATTTGCGATAAGGTGGATATATTCCGGGTAACAATTCGCCCGCATGATTGGGTTAATGTCGCCCAAAATCTCGGTTGCCATTTGGGTTGGCACTTGTACAACGTTCCCGGTCTGCGTGTAATTGAGCAATGTTTTGAACACCTGCGTTTTGTTCGCCTCCAATGCGGCAACGGCTCCTTTATCCAAAGCGTCCGCCAACGCACGGGTTGTTTTCTCCATTTTGCGCATAAAATCGTGTTGGTACGAAATCTCATTGTTTGAGTATGCCGCCGGAACCATTGTAAACCCGATTGCATAAGTAGCCCAAACAAGCGTTACCAATGCGGACGTATTTTCATTATCGGCAATAACGCACGAACGCACGTTGCTAACTTGTACGTTTTCGTCGTAATTGATAACCGGAACTTGTACCGTGTTACCGATACTTACTAATGCTCTATCTCTCAAATTAGGGCTAATGATTGAGTTAGGGGCGTTGGTTTGCTCAATAAAGAAATCCAATGCGCCGTACTCACACGGGCGGAACATATTACGGTCTAACTCCGGGTTCTCTATCCGCCAATTTTGTACTCTCGTTGCTATTAAACTCATACGTTTAAAAATTTAATTGTTTATAAATGCGGGTTTACCCTTTACCCGTGTTGTCTTTTACTTTTCCGGCAATGCGGCAATATTGTTATCCTGCCATGCCTGTTTCATTCCGGCGTCAAATTCAGCCGTTCCAATCTGCAAACCTTGTTGTTGCAAAGTGCTTGCGATTGCGTCGTATGCCTCAACCCTCGTTTTTGCGCCGGATATATCAACGGTAACATTACCGCCCGCACCGCCGCCCGCCGGGGGAGTGGTTCCGCCGCCCGCCGCTTGGCGTCCTTTATCCAAAATACCCATTGTTTCCAATTCACGGGTCAAAAGGTCGCCGGGGGTGTACGGGTTCAACTGATTGTTCGGGTTGCGCATGATTGCGCCGTTTTCGTCCTTAAACGCTAACATTTTGCCGCCTTTGCCGTCGTCGATAAACTCCGGGTTCATACCCTTAATTTTTTCGATTGCTTGACCCAACAAAACCTTTGTTGCGCTTTCCGGCAATCCTGCCTTAAACTTCAACCCGGCGGTTGCTGTCTGCAATGCCGTTTCAACACGAATGCCAAACACTTCCTTTGTGTGGGTTTGTTCGGCTTCATCGTATTTGCTTTTGAGGTCGTTGTATTGGGTCGTAACGCTTTGCAAATCTGCCTTTGCTTGCTTCAATGCCTTTGCGGTTTCCGCATCCGTCGCACCGTCGGCAATGGCTTTTTCCAAACGTGCCTTTTCTTTGGTTAGGCTGTCAATCTGTGATTGCAGACCGTTTGCGCCCTCAACTTTGGTTTTGAACTCGGTTAATACTCGTTTGGCGTAATCAAACGTTTTTTCGGTTCCGTTCTTTGCGATACCGGACACCGCCAAAATATCGGCATCCAATCCGCCGTAAATTTCGCCCGTCTTTTTGGCGATAACGCTATTTTCGTCGTTGGCGGACAATGTTGTAATTGCCGCAATTTGTTCGTCGGTTAATCCGGCTAATGCCGCATTTGCAACTAAAATTTCTCTCGTTAACATAATTCTTTCCCTTTGAATTAATTAAGTGCGATTGCTGCTACTGCTTCGCTGTTTGCGTTAATAATATGAATTGTGTATTTTGGCGAATCCCCGGTTGTGTCAACCAACCAACTAACAACACGTGCATGGCTGATTTCCTTTTCAACCTCTTTTGTTACCAAAATGACGTCGGTAATTGTTCCGCCCTCAATACATTCAATCAACTTTTTCTTTGTTGCGCCATCCAATGCGGCGGCGGTTGTTGTTACTTCAATAACCAAATTGTCCTGCTGTGCAATCTGTGCCATAATCGTATTTTTAATAGTTTAATACTCTGTTACTTTTTCGCTCCGGGTTTGTCCTCGGCTTCTGCCTTTGCCTTTGCATCGGCTTTGGTTTCTTTGGCGGGTTCCGCCGGGATAACTCCAGCCGCTTTCAATTCCGCCAAAATTTCAGCCTTTAACGCCGCTTTTTCCTCGGCTTTGGCTTTCGCCTCGGCTTCTGCCTTTGCCTTTGCATCGGCGGCGGCTTTTTCCTCGGCGGCTTTCTGCTGTGCTGCGGTTCGTGCCGCTTTTTCCTCGGCTTGCGCCTTGACGTACTCGTTGGGGTCGTGCAATACGGTAATCGTGTAACCCTGTTTTTTCAGATTTTCGGCAATGCTATTTTCATAGCCTTTTTTGCCGAATTTCTGAATACGGGGGATTGATAACCGTTTACCCGTTTCGCTGTCGAATTTCTTAATTTCGATAACGCAATGATACAAATGTTTCTCATTGTCGGGGACAATGTAATTTTCGGGCGTAACGTCGATAATCGCAACGTCTTTAGTTTTGCCCTCGCTTACTTTCACTCGCATAATCGTTAAATTTATTTGTTATAAAATTTATCTTAGAGTTGAACGGCATATTATACCCAAACTCCAATACGTTCAAATATTCACGCTCAAACCTGCGCACAAAGTTAGCAAAATTCAACTTTATACGCATATCGTTTTCGCTGATAATGTTTTTACCGTACAAATCCAATACCTCGGAACGGGTTAAATGTCGGTACGGTTCCAATTCCGCCAACGTCAACATACGTTGCAATTGGGTTGGATTGTTCCGGTATTCCGTTTCAATGATTTGGTTTTGTAGGGCGTCTAATTCCGCCTCGCTTGCGCCGCTTTCCTTTGCTACCTTGTAACGTTCCCGTAACTCCGTTGCGTTGGATAAATAAAACTCCGTGCCGTAATTGACTTTTGCAGAAACGAACAAACCGCCATACCTCAAACGGCAAACGGTTTCATCGACGAATTGTTGCGCCGCCTCAAATCCTTTCTTTACTCGGTTTAATACCGTGCTTTGGCTCTCAAAATTCGCTTGTATTTGTTGCTCGTTCAATGCGTCCCGTGTGGTTATTTCCTCGTTGGTTCCAACAACCGACGTAATAATGTCATTCTTTAGGCGGTTTTCTTCCTCAACGTTATAATCCAAACTCCCACGGTCAACGGTTAGCATTTGCACCGGGTTACGCAAATCGGGTTGTTTATCCCCGTCCGGTATTGGTATTTCAACGAACGAACCGACGCCGTTAATACGACTATCCCCGCATTTGGGGCAACGCATCAAAAGCCCGGCGGCATCCAATTTATAAAATCCCTGTTTGTCTTTCAAAAACCCACCGTCGCAATAATCGCCATTTTCGCCGTTACTGAAATCGCAACTTTGTTCATACCCGGAATAAATCGGATATGCACCGTACAAATCTAAATGTCGCTTACTGATATGGTAAAACAAAAACCAATCCAACGCCTCCAATTGCTTGGTTAGCGGGGATTGCTTAACATCGGGTTCCGACAAACTCAACGGTTCATTCCAAAAGAAACGGGCGGGACAATAACCGACGTCGTGCGGGTTATCAATCAGCAATTCGCCGATATTGTGGTTTTTGTCCTCTCTGAAAACTCTATAACGTTCGTCGTCAATTACTGCGATACGTTCGCCGTCCTGCCTAAATATGATATAATCCATTACCCCCGTCGTCGGGTTGGCTATGTAATCAATCACGGATGCAATAGGCAACCAATAGAAATACGGTTGCGGGTATTTGTCGGCGGGGTTTTGTTCGCTCGACATATCGACAATTAGAACGCTATTTATTTCGGTTTGGAAAAACTCCCATCCTTTTGTACTCCAAATTTCCGGCTCATGTAGTACGTCTTGGCGGTAATACTCCCAATCGTCCCTTTGTTCCGGGTTTTGGAACTGATAATTGAACGCCGGGTTACGACCGTCAAAAATCCGGCTCAACTTATCAAAACAAACGCCCGTTACCTCGTTTGTCTTAACGGGGTAACGGAACAATGTTTTGAACATCTTAAATTTGTCATGCGGCAATAGGTTAGAAACAAATGCCATAAAGTCCGTAACCGGTTGGCAAATGTCAAACGACGTAATACGGGTGCGGGCGTGAAAATTAATGCGTTGTTGATGATAAACGGCTTTGTTTATCGTCTTACGCTTTTTCTGCTCCGTTATCCGTTTTTTTATTTCGTCTATACTCAATCCCATTGTCGTTGGTAAATTTAAAATCGCTGTCTTTAGGCAACTGCCAACCGCCGTTGTTTGGCATCCGCAACAACCGTTCGGCATGTTTAATCTCAAATTCTTCGGTTAAACCATGCGGCGGACAAACTAGTTTAACCTTTGTAATCTTTGCCGCCATATCGTCAACCTCCTACAACTGCGGGTTTTAGGTCGGTTAGGGGGTTGAAACCCGGGGCAATAATTACAAGGTCGTCCGAATAGTTCGGCAAGAACGCCCATTGTATTGAGTTGCTGTCCGGGGCTTCCAATCCGCCGTGCGTTTTGTCGCCAATGAACAAAGAACGAATTGGAATAGGATAATACGTTGTCGGGGTCGTTTCGTCTTGAATTGCTTCAATACTTCCGTTTTCGTCAAACAAATAGACGCCCAAATTGTCCGCCCAACTTTCGCATTGCAATTCTTTCATTGCCTTAATTACTGATTGGGGGATTTTACGCATTACGCCCGTGAACGGGTTAGGTTCACGCCCTATAATTTCCTCAACGCCTCCCAATGTTTCGTTACCGCCGCCAAAGGTTCGGGCGGCTCCGGCTTCGTTGGTCGGGGCTTGGATATACGGGGAAACAACAATTTTTGTGCTATCAGCCGCCGACAATAACAGCGTCCATGATGCAAGCAAAGTAATTGCCTTTTCGCTCGTAAAACTGTTTTTGCTTCCATTGTCTTTGGTTAGACGTTGAAACGCTACCTTTTGGATTTGCCCGAAACTTTCGGCGCATTTTACGGCGGGAATATCGGGCAATGAAGCCGCCGCCGGACACTTACAAGTAATCATACTCTTTAAATTTTAACGTTAAAAATTACATTTGTTACCTCGTTGGGCTGTCCCTTTGCCCTCTGTATTACTTCTACGTTGCAAAGTTATAAACTTTTTCCGTTATAAACTTGCATATCTCAATTAAATTGTTAGTTACGACGTTTAACGCCCCGGTTTGCGTGTGCGTATGGTTGTATATTACCGTCGGCAATCTCTTTTTCGTAAATCCCGGTTAATCCGTCCTCCGAGTCGTCGTGCGTGTTCGCATCGAAATTGCGCAAAAAGGTTGTAACATGGTCGTAAATCGCTTTGTACCGGGTTTCCCAACCGAACGGCATAATAATACTTTGATTTACCATTGCGGACGCCGTAATTATCCGGCTTTCCTTATTGCCGCCTTGATAAAACGGGTCTGTCATTGCCCGCATTTTCTTTTTAATAACCTTTTCGTAACCCGCACCGCCGTTGTTACTCTCAACCCATACTTTTTGCGTGCCGTTCCTGTTAATCATTGCCGAAACGGTTACGGTTGTAACGTCCGTATTTTCGTCCGTCATTTCCATATCCGTAATTAAAGCAAATAACAACGGTTCCATACGCTTTGTTTTCTCGTTGAAAATCATGTTGTCCGATTTATAAACGTCATACGTGGCGGCAAACAAAAGGTCGTCCCCCTCATCGGCAACATCTATGTATGCGCCAGAACGTATGTACGTGCCGTAATCGGATTTTTCAACCCATGTTTTGAACGGTTGATATAATCGACCCTCGGCGGAACCGGGGTTGCCTTGATAGAGGCATTGAAATTGTACCGGGTCTAATGCTTTTTGCGCTTCCAACTTTTGCTTACTGTGTCGGCTTTCCCATAATGCCGCCCCCGGTTCCCGTGGGTCTATCTCGGTCGGTTCCCCGGTTTTCAACGCCTCAAAGTTTATGCGTACCCACGCCCCCGGCGGTATGTTATCCAAATCAGCCCAACGGGTTACATCAATGATTATTTCCCCGCTCTTTTCAATGCGCCCTATTAAATCGTCGTCGTGCCATCGGGTAAATACTATAAGTTCTTGGCTATCGTTGTGCAAACGGGTACGAACAACGGTTGTGTACCATTTCCACGCCGCCGCCCGTACTATCGGGCTGTTACCCTCGGCGTAATCCTTATAAACGTCGTCCAATATCGACACGTCCACGGTTTTAGAGGTCAAAGAACCACCACGACCCACAACACGCAACGACCCCTTATGCCCTACCATTTCGATAACATCACTATTGCGTAAATACGTGTTTGCCATCGTTACGACGTTGGAACCGTTTAGATACGTGCCGGGGAACAATTCACGATACCGGGGCGTGTCAATGATACGTTGAACGTCCCGGTTGAAATCCCGTGCAATTGTGGCGGCGTATGAACCTATCACAATCTTTAAATCCGGGTTCAATCCCTCCATGAATGCGGGTAACTTTCGGCTCGACCCCTCCGATTTACCATGTTGCGGCGGTTGCTGTACAATCATCTTTCGTATTTTGCCGTGCGCAAACATATCCAACAACGTATAATAAACGACGTGGAACGGCTCTAATACTAAATCCGGTTGCATATACCGGGCAAAGTTGATAAGGCGTTTACGGGCGGCGGCTTTAACAAGCAAATCCGGTTGTTGCCGGATTGCGTCGTACATCTGCAATAATTGTTCGTTGTTCATTGCTTTGCTCCTTTCTCCCATTTAGAACACGCTCGGCGACCTCGGACAATGTAATATTGATAATGCGGGCAACGTAAACAAATCGGGTTCCCATTTAAATCCCGGTGTCTATGGTCGTCCGTTATCCATTCCGAAAAACGGCACGTGTCGCAAATCTCGGTTTGCCATTCCGGTTGCTTGGTTCCCGGACGGGGTGCGGTTACTCTCTTTGCCATTATTGCGCCCCTCCTTTCTCCAACAATGCCTTTTGATATTCGGCGGACTGCAATTTATCAGCCAAAGCAAACAACATATCGTCCGGGATTGCCTTAACATCGTACTTTGGTTTATCGTCGTCGGTCGTGGCGTTATATCCGGGTATCTCAATTTTAACGGGTGCATCAAACCCTAACATCTTTGCCCTGCGTTGCTGAATGTTCAAAAGCAAATCCAAAAACCGGGGGTTCCCGGCGGACGTTTCGGTTGCGGTTTCATTGTACCCGTAATATTCCGGGTCGCCGTCCTCGGCATCGGTTTTGATTGGTCGCCCTTTGTTGGTTTTCTCTTTGGTGCGCATCTTTCCGGTTTTTGACGCCTCCCACGCCTCCCATGCTTGTTGCTCCATCTTATCCAATTTGCGCAATTCTTGTGTAACGTATTCGTCGATATTATCCAACCGTTCCCGTTTCCACTCAATAAGGCATTGTTGCAAATCGTAATAAACCATTTGAAAGGTTATTGTATAACCCATTCCACGCGCGGACAAATCCCGGTTCAATGCGTCCGCAATTTCCCGGTACGAATACCCACGCAAAAACAAATCGGAACAAAACCGAATGTCGTAAATTCGTTGTTCCTCGGAACGTTTATTATAGCCTAATGGCTTCTTTCTCTTTTTCATAGTCAAACCTCCTTTACTGTCAAATCGTACTCCCATACATAGCCGCCCGCCGTTTTATATACTCCTTTACAACATCGGGTAATCGTTATATTTTTTATTCCCGTTTTTCTTTCCGCTTCCCTTATGGATTTATACCGGGCAATTTCGTTTCCGGCTTTTGAACGTTGTATTACAGCTTTAGCAATTTTATTATGTTTGCCGTTATATGTATTATTATACTGATTATCGCACCACTCCAAATTATTGGCATTATTATTAAACTTGTTTTCGTCCTTATGATTTATTTGTTTCCAATTATTTGGATTTGGAATAAATTCCATTGCAACTAATCTATGTACCATTAATGCAGTTAGTTTGCCGGACTTATATAACCTTACTTGCAAATAGCCCTTACCGCTTACTGTTGGCTTTAGCAACTTACTTTTTCCAGTTCTTCCATAATTGAGGCTTTTTACATTACCATAATTGGATATTTGGTAATTCTCAAAACCGGATATATCTTTCCAAACTTCCATATATCTTTTTTTTGCAAAGATAATAAATGTTTTTCGTTTGCAAGTTATTTGCGGGGAATTTCCATTTTAAGAGGCTTTTGTTATTAACTCAATACTTTTATCGTCTTAATGGTTATCTTTCAACCACGGGCAAATTTACGGCTTTTCCGGTGCATTGCCAAACGTTTGTACTCTCATGTATATAAACGGCAAAACCCCGGCTTTGTTTTCCGGGGCTTATTGCCTATTGTCCTATACCGTTTTCGTATCTCCCATTTGAGCAACGAAAATAATGTTGCGTTCCACGGGGATTGCTGTATTCCGTTCCCCCTTTCATTTCCTTTATTGCCAAACATACCGGGGCGGGCTTTCCATTTACCGGAAATTCCGGGTTGAAATATCGACACGTTCCGCATATCTTTTCGGGGCGTCGATTATCCGGGGCGCATCCGGTCGGCATATTGGGAATTTCCGACGAACATTTATTTTTCATTGCGTCGCCCTCCTTTCCCTTTATTCTTTCCCCGGCGTTTATCCCGTGGGTTGCGCCGTGGCATTTCGACCCGGTGTATTTCAACCGTTGTTCCGGGGAACATTTCGCCGAAAAATTCCGCCATTGCTTCCACTTCTTTTAGCACGTCGAACGCTTCCGGTTTCTTATACTCCCTTTTGCGTTCCGGTTGCTTTTCCATTTGGACGGCGGGGCAAACATCGATAAGCGGGCAACCCTTACAAGTGTTCACGGGCTTTGCTTTCTTTTCGCTTTCGCAAATCGCTTTATATTTCCGGTCGTAATCCGCCGTTCTAAATCCGTGGTAATCGTCCCGGTGTGCGCTTGCACGTGTAAACATTTCCATTGCTTCAACCGCAATGCGGGCTAAAATAAAATCCGGGGTATCATCAAACGCCTTTTCCATTGAATTACGGTTTACCACCTCGGCAATCTCATTAATAAATTGTTCTTTGTTAATCATCGCTCTTTAATTTTTAGGTTTATATTCTTGGCAACGACACGTTCCGCATGATTGTTCAGATTTGAACGCCTCGCAATATCCGTTACCGTTTACGTCCTCATTCGTGAAATTGGCACAATCGCCGCATCCTTTGTTTGTGGGTTCCTTTTGGGTATTTTCGACGGGATTGTTTTTAGGTTCAAATTCTCGTTTAAAATCCCGTTCCGGGCGTGCGGTAAATCGTCCGTTCAATTCCCGGATAATATACCAACTTTCCGGCACGTCAACGAATATGCCGTTGCCATTGGGAAAAGAAAATATTGCTTTGCCGTCCGGTGTGCGGGGCGTTACAACGGTTCCCCCTCCGGTAAACCTCAACACGTCGTCCACATTGTCCCGGCGAAATTGGATTGCGTCAACCTCTAACAAGGTGCGACAATACCGGGTTCCCGCCGTGGCGTCCGGGTCAACTAAACGGGTGCGCATTTCCTCCGGGTATTCCTCCGGGTCGTACTTCATATAAACCGATTGCCTACCATCGGCGTAAAAGAACTCAATAAAACGGTCGCCCAATCGTCCCCGGATTGCTTGTTTTAGTGCCTCAATCCTTTGCGCCTCCGGGGTATCGTTTCCCTCGCTACCATTTTGCGCCCAACTCAAACGTATTGAAGTATCAGACGCCGTAACCTCAATTTCTTGTTTTGTTATGTCCTCAATCATTGCGCACATATCGCAATCAAAGGGGCTTAATACTTGTTTGTTCATCGCTCTAAAAATTTATTTGTTATTACTATCCGGGGCGGCTTCAACCTTAACCCCGGCAATTGTTCCGTTATAATTAAATTCCAATGTTTCGACGCCCTTAAATCCCCCGACGATACGCAACAAACGCCAATAAATCGTTTTCCGGTCGCTCCTATGGAATTTATCGCATTGCCTACCAATTCCGGGGCAATCTTCCCTTTTAATTTTGCATCGAACGCAACGTTGCGTAAATATTGCGGGGTTGTTGTTGGCTAATCGTGCATCCGCCGCCGTCCATATCTCGGCAATCAATACCATACCCCGGTAAACGCAACGTTCGCCGGGGCGGTATTCTCTGTTTGGGTCGAACGGTTCGGGTTGCTTTACTCTCATTCTTTGCCCGCTTCGTTTACATATTCAAACAATGCGTCCAAATCTTCCTTTGCGCCTTTTACGCAAATTCGTACCCTATCGCCGCCCGCCAATGCGGTTTCGACAATCTCGCAAT